CCACCGCCGCAGGAGCAGGAGCAGGAGCTGGAGCTGGAGCTGGAGCTGGAGCTGGAGCTGGAGCTGGAGGGGGAGATACTGGGGACGGGGGCGAGGCCGCACCGGGATCCGGAGTTTCATTCGGGTTGTCCATTTTTTGAAGTCTTGTGAGTTTTGCAAAGCGCGGGCAGGCCCGGGCTACAAAGTGAGCTGCGGGTCAAAGCGTCACCGGAGAGGTCAGGAATGACACGAGGTCCAGCACCGTACTCGCCGGCCGCTGGCGCCCGGCGGCGGTGGGGAATCCCATGTAATCCACGTATCCGGACGGCGCATGATTCGCAAACCAGGCATCACCAGACATATCCGAGCGCGCTAAGCCAGGCCGGTGGCTGGTAAGAAATCCCTTAAACTCCTCCCCATGCCTGTCCACCGATGCCTGAAAGCTCCCCCGGGCCTCATCCGTCCACACCATCCCCGGCCGGCCGAACAGTTTTGCCTCGCTGCCCTCATTGACAAAATACAGCGGCTTGATTCCGATTTGCTCGAAGAACTGCACATCATCAAACGCCATGCACATGCACCCGATTGATCCGACATAGGCAGATGGAGCCGCCACGATCTCATGGCATGTCGCCCCCAGCCAATAAGCCGCTGAGCACATCATCGTGTCAGTATATGCGATCAGATGCACCCCAGACTCTTTCAGCTCCTCCAGGCGCGCCGCCGCCTCCGCCAATCCCATGACCATGCCGCCCGGCGAATCAATGTGCAGCACCAGGGTGGTAATCCCCTCCGCCACCACTGCAGCCACCCCCTCGTGGATAGCGTCATAACTCGCCAAGCCGAAATATTCGGCTGTCTCAGCATCCACCCCCTTGACCAGCGGCCCGGAAATACGCATGACCCCAAGTTTTTGCGCGCCCACCGACATCGGCGCGATCGTAGCGGCTGACACCGGCCGCCCGTCCGAGGCCCGCGCGTGCAGGTCGCGAGCATGAGGATTGAGCATCGATGGCAGGGCCGAAATCAGCGAGTGCCACGAGCTCGGAGCCATAGCCCATGGCTGCCCAGAAAAAAGTGATAAAAACTTGGCGTCATTCATAAGTCGGCAGGGGTGGGGGCAGGGGCGGGAAAAAACGCGATAGGAAAAATCAGGCGGCCTCGGGCGGAACAGGCCCCCCCTGCCCTTGCCCCTCATCTCCCTGGTCCGCCGCCATCATACTGGCCGCCTGTGGCGAGAGCAGCGACTGCGTCAGCACCCCGGACGGCAGCCCATACTCAGTCTCCAGATCCATCAGCATCCTGAATTCTTTGGCGCATTGCCGCACCTCCTCCTCATAGTCGAGCCCCAACTCCTCATACAGCCGACTGTGGCTCGTCAGACAGGCACGGCGAAGCTCGATCATCAGCTTGCCAGTGCGCCCGATGTCCGCCGTCGGCATCCTCGGAGGCGTGAGCCGTATTTTCGTCCAGTCCCCCGCGGAGGGGGCCGGGACCTCACCGAGCTGGATGCCCATGGCGATGACGTACGCCCACAGCCGACGCACCATCGGCGCCAGATGATTGACATGGTGGTCCATAATCGCCCGGGCCGCCATCTCCAGGATAATCCGCGCGTAGGCTCCTCCCGGATCATCCAGATAAAAAAGGAGCTGCGGTGGAAAATTCAGGCCGATCGCGCATTCCCTCAGCAGCGATTTTTTGAACTCCTCCCCATTCGGGTGCGGGCGGTCGTCATGCACCACATCAAACGGGGCGGTCGATATCATCCCTCCCTCGACCGCTTCCTCGAATTTCATTTTGACTTCCGGCTCTGCGGTCGATGCCGTACTCGCCGCCGGCGGATCCCACGGTGCCTGCTGGAGCGGAGCCCCCACCCCTAGATTAAATGCCGGCCCACCCGCATTGGCATCACCCCGCCGCGTCAGCCCGATCAGGCTGGCGACTTTGATCATTTGTTTCTGGAAGCTTTTCGTCTCGATGATGTCGTGAAAATCATTCAGCGCATGGGCCAGCGCCGGCACTCCACGCCGGCTGGCGAACGTCCGCTGCGTCGTGTGGTGGATCACCGTGGCCGCCGGCAGGATGCGATAGATCGTTTCGTTTTTCAGGCCCCGCTCCGCAAACGAATACTCGAGCGGGAACCGCGTCCGCGGATCGCACCGCACGCCATCGATCCACTCTGGTGCCGGCTGTTTTGGGCCGGCCTCCATGCACAGTCCCTCATAGCCCATCACCCGCGCGTGCCCGCTCTGGCTCCGCGTCAGCACCGTCGCCATGTCCCCATCGACCATCCGACGATACGTCGTCATCACCTGATAGGTATTCAGCGTCAATCGACCGCCGGCATCAAACGTGAGCGGAGAATTGGTGACCCGGTTAAAATACGCCTCTGCCAGGTCATTCCAGGCCGCGTCACGACTTGCCGCCTGGGGTTTCAGGCTGCCAATCAGACACGCGAGATTCCAGAGGGCCGCACCCGGGCCGTAGTTTTCCGCCAGCAACCGGCTTTTCAGGGCCAGAATTGTCCGCTCCGGCCCCAGGAGCTGGTCCTCCGTCCTCACGCTCGGCAAAATCAACCGCCCACGGGCATCGCTCGGTTGGGCGCCGAAATAGCTGCTGCCCCAATATCCATTGGACGCCGCTCCTCCTGCCGCCGCCTGCAGAGTCGCCGGCCGCCGTACGGCATCAATGATCAATCTCGGGTCTCCCATACACTGGGGTGCGGGTCAAAAACTCACGGCGCAGAAATCAACCGGCGCGAGAAACGCACCGCATGCCCCAACGGAGAGCGCAGGCTGATCGGATCCGTCGCGCCCCCACCAGCCGCGCGCCCAGCCAACACCTGATTTGCCAGCCTCAGCACCAAATCCGCGCTCTGTTTATCCCACGTCGCCGTCTGGCTGAGGCCGGAAATACTCGATGTGTGGCCGTAGACCACCTCGCGCGCTTGGTCTCGGATGGTCAGCAACTCAGCCTCTGACCGCACGGCCAGATCCCCCAGGATGGTGTCCTCGTTAATCACACCAACTACGCTGGGTCAATACGGTTGCTCATCACTGACGGGATCCCCCTCAGCCTGACGGGCGGCTGGCGCCTTCCGATCGCGTGAATAAACTCGGCACATCACCGCATCATCCCCTGGGATCAGGATGCCCGCTCGGCTGATTAGAGTGAGCAGCGACTGATTGAGGATCTCCGCATTTATTTTGACCATAAGCGTCTCCCCACCAGCATCCCACGTGGTTTTCATTACCACCCCGATATTCCGGTGCCGGTGCTTTTTTTTCTTCTCCCCTCCCTCCATCACCTCATAAGTGCCCACCGCCATCGCCACATCCCCAATAATCTCAGTATGATTCGCCATAGTGCTTACACATCTCAATCAAAGCGCCTAACCATGCGATGCAGTGCGCGCATGCCCGCTCACGGTTTGTCTGTTGGTTGGCTCAGTGACGGGCATTCGTCACTGATCTTGGCGTTAATTTGAGACAAGATATTCCATGCGAGCGCTGCCACTGCTGGAACTTGCCCGTTGCCGATACAGCGCAGTCGGTCCACCCGAGCGGCCACCCCATGAGCCACTCGACCCACGTCGGGTTCAGACTCCCACCACTCCACTCTGATAGGCTCATTCCGTGGCTCCGTCCCCTTTCCTTCTGCGTTTTTCCTTTCCCGCTCCTCCAATCGCGGGCTGTGGGAGTCGGTGCCGACAATCCAGATTCTGTCCCGCTTGTGAGGTGCCCCGCATCGTCCGCAACCGGAGTTTGCCATAACTTCACCGCCGTTTGAAGGCCGCATGTCGAGTATTTTGCCATCCGTCGCTTCCCCGCTTCCAACCCTTCCGGGTTCGAATCCCGGGCATCGGGCGTCGGCCAATTCCTCGCCGCCATTTGTAAGCCCGGCCGCCCGCTGGAGTCCCGCGCATTGGGCCCGCCGTTGCTCCCGAGGGTTGAGAGTGGAGTCGGTAGCCACGATCCAGATTCTGTCCCGCTTGTGAGGTGCACCGGCATGGTGCGCTCCCACGACTCCCCATCTCGCATTATACCCCAGCGAGGCCAAGTCGCCGAGAACTCGACCAAGCCCCCGAGAAGTGAGCACTGGCGAGTTTTCCACGAACGAGAAGCGGGGTCGAACTTCACCGATGATTCGTGCCATTTCCACCCACATTCCGGATCGCTCTCCGTCGATTCCGGCCCCCTTTCCGGCTGCGGAAATGTCCTGGCAGGGAAAGCCGCCAGACACCACGTCAACGCGGCCTCGCCATGGGTGTCCGTCGAATGTTCGTACATCATCCCAGATTGGGAACGGGGCGAGGCATCCGTCATTTTGCCGGGCGACCAGAACATCCCGTGCGTATGGGTCGCGCTCGACGGCGCAGACTGTCCGCCATCCGAGCAGTTTGCCGCCGAGAATTCCGCCTCCAGCGCCTGCGAAAAGTGCCAGCTCATTCATGCCTCCCTCCCAAAGATGAAGAAAATGAACAAGACATCGCATCCGGTGAGGATAGCGGCGGCGTTAGTTTGTGATTTTCGAGCTTCATTTTCGCTATCCTCACGGATGAATTTGGACGTTACGCAGAGAAATCGAGATGCACGCGATCCACACATCGAGCGTCTTATATCGTTCCATGATCGCTGCCTTGTATGTGCTCCCAAAGGTGCTGCCGTGTTGCCGTTGGAATTTCCAGATATTCCCATGCAGCCTATGCTTTTTACCGTAGCCCTTTGAGAGCGTGACGGCCCGGCCAATCCGGCAAGTTGCTTCGTTCCAGCGAGGACCGTAGATCCGGAGTTCCTCGGTCTTTTCGCCCCGCTCGAAAGCCTCATAGTAGCGCGTCACCAGCGGAACGAAGAGTGCCGAAAGCGGCGCACCCAATCCCCTCCCGTTTTCAGTTTGAGTCTCCATTTGATTCGATCCCTTCTTTTGCGGCCACACTCGCTCCCGGATGGGATAGGCGGCCTGGGACGTTCATCCCTTTGCCATCAAAGACCAGATTACACGAGACATTTTAAGCACATCGCCATAATCGTTTTTTTGTTTTGCTGGCACCACCCACTCACGCACCATACGTGAGTGACCTCGAATTTTTTTCACTTTATCCATCAGCCTTTCCGAAGTGATTTCCCTTAAAAATGCTTCGTCCAGATCATCCTCAATAATTGGTAGATAAATTCTAGGAAACTTTGACAGCCTTGGATCAGCAGGGTTTCCAGGATCTGCCGCTAGGATTCCGTGATACAGCTCAATCTTGAACCAGGGATCGTTGAACATGTGCAGCGGGATGTCAACTTGGCCATTTTGCGGATGGGCGGCAGTGGCATCAGTCAACCGGACCGCCTCCCCCTGCATCTGCTCACGCGAGCGCCCCTTCATTGGCACCAGATGCCACGCGCCTGTGTAGATCCATGACGGTCCGCGTCTGACCCACCTACCACCAGGCCGGGCCCCCCACGCGATACACAGCGGATACACATGATGCTCGAAACTCTCCTCAGCCTGAGCATCCACCCCGGCGCGGTAGCCGGAATCAATGGCCGCCCATTGAGCATAAAATTGTTTCGGACCATTTGCATCTCTATGGTCATTCGCAGGGGTGGGGGCAGGGGTGGGATTTTCCAGCGGCGGCGGGCCGGAATACGGGATCGGTGCCTCATAGATGTGCCTCAACTCCTGGGCCGATGCCGTCGCACCGTAGTCGATCACATACTCATTTCCGTTTTCCAAAAACGCCACGCGGGCCCATTTGAACAGTAGCGGTTGCTGATCGCTCGGACCTTTTTGACAATCAATCACCAGCACCAGCCTCCACGGCACCACCGGACATGTGCCTCGCCGGTACGCGCCGCAGTGCCGCCGCACGTGCTCCGTGCTCAGATCCACGGCCTCCTCATCGCTCTCCGGCTCGGCAAACCTGGAGCGCATCACCTGCACCAGATCGTGACGACTGCGCCCGCGAGCATCGATCACCTCCGCCGCCAACGTGCCCAGCAGGCTGTCTCCCATGAGCGCGCACGTATCGTTGTACCGCGCCGACCACCGGGTTGGCGGATTGTCACGCACGGTGGGGACCCAGTCGCCGGCACGCACAAGGGCGGATTTTTGCGCCACGCCCGCGCCCTCCAGAATCACGTGAGCGCACGTCGGACACTGTAGACCGGTTTCCGCTCTGACTCGGTCCAGATCTAGCGGCAGCTCCTCTGGCGTGTCCGTCAGGCCGAGCTCCGCCTGGGCATCGGGCGCCTGCCGCAGATGCTCGAAATGCAGATGATCTTTCCCAGGCGCGAAATCGATCGCGCACGAGGGGCATCTGATTCGGAACTCCCTCTGGTCACCTGATAGATACGCCTGGTGCTGTTTTGTCCCAGGCTGCGCATGCTCGCGACGGGTCGAATCGTATTTGCGCTGTGGGGCCGTGAGCGTGAACAACTTCGCGAATCCCGCCGAGCCCTTGAACCGCCCGCGCGCAGCAGATAACGGAGCCGTCGCCCCGCCCTCCAACTGGTCCGGGAACAGGTCGTACTCGTCCAGTACAATGATCGAGGCCTGTTTGTTTGCGAAAAACCCCTCTGTCGGTGACCCGAATTCTAGGATCGAGCCGTTCGGCAGCGTCAAGAACAGGGTCGATTGATCCGGGTCGTCGATCACCGTCTCGCCAAAAACCTGCCGCAGAAACGGCTGCAAAATGCTTTTGCTGACCTTCCTTATTTCTTGCAAGTTGTTGATACAGTACAACACCCGACATGGTCTATATCTGAGATGCCAGCACAGCCCGACGATAATCGCCGTCGAAAACTGAGCCGCACTGGATTTCATAATGTGGAGTTCCCGCGCCAGCGGGTCGGCCAAAAAATCAAATACCAGTTTGGTGTGAGGAGCTCTGGCGAGCCTCCAGGGTTGCCCCGCATGCTCGCGATTTTGGGCGGGCGTGATGCGCAGATTTTGCTCCGCCCACACCCAAATTGGCTCAGGCGGCGGCGGCTGATAAATCGACCGGAGCACCGGCAGCAGATGAGGCCAAATCTCGCTCATGCCACCAGCTCCACGGTTGATTTTGCGAGCAAGAGCGCGGGCAATGCGCGAAATAAATCGTCACAGATCCGATCCACTTGTGGCTCCCAAACATGCGCCGGAGGCACTGGATCAACGAGCAACCGCAGTGCCTTGAGCTCCCCCCTAATCACCTCAGGATGATGCGCGATCAGGCTCGCATATTCGCGCTCGACGACCAGCCTCGGGATCAAATCACCGCGCTGAATCGCGTTGCGGATCTGCCGCGTGTCCGCCGACCCCAGGCTCGTCGAGAGATTCAGCCAGGCCGGCCGCAGCGCGTCCGCCTCCGCCTGCAAATCCTGCGCCTCAAACCATTTGATCCGCTCGTACAGCCTCACCTCCTCCTCCAGCATACGGCGGTGCGTGGCATCAAATCCGATCTCCCCATCGATTTCGCTCGAGCCCCGAAGCCCCACCGGACGCCCCTCCCTCGCATGTCCGCTCCCCTCCGACCGCCCTATTTTCTGGGCGCGGGGCGCGGCCTCGACCGAGGGCACCACGCCGCCAGTCCGCGCCAGCGTACTGATGATTTTCGGACTGATCGCCTCCCCAGGAAATGCCCTGGCCCACCAGGCGATCATGTCCGCCGGCCGGCCGAGCGGCGCATTTTTACCGCGCCAGACATTGATCGTGCGCTTGCTCACGCCGTAAAAATCCGCCTGCTCCAAAACCGTCCCGATCGTCAACATCGTCGCACCAGATGGCACCGGAGATTCGCACTCCTCTACCGGATCCACACCATCAGCCTCAGCCTGTTTGAGGCGTCCATACTCCCGCGCCTCCGCCGAGTCCGGATTCAACCGCCCGCGTTTCGCGAGCGGCGACAGGATCTCCAGCCGCGCCAGGTGTCTCGCACTCATACCCATATCTGTTGCGCGCAGTCAAAGCGCAGCCCAAAAAAAACCAAAGCGCGCCCAAAAACCCTGGTG